TGCTTCCCAACTAACGTATCTCAGATTGATCTTGCTTATGATAGCAACGATCAGATCGAAGATTTCACAGTTGAATTCCAACTTCAATATTGGACTTCAGGAAACAACGCACCAGAATATAACAATTTTATCGCCTGATAAATAAAATATAAGTTAGTGAGTCAATTTAAATATGAGTCAACTTTTTGGATTTTCGATTAAAAGCAAGGGGGAGGAAGTAAAGGGTCAATCCCCAATTCCTCCTTCGGCTGATGATGCAGTAACTACCGTAGCTGGTGGTTACTTTGGTTCGTATGTAGATATGGATGGCATAGCGCGTAATGAGTTTGATCTCATTAGGCGTTATCGTGATATGTCAATGCACCCAGAAGTTGATTCTGCAATTGATGAAATTGTCAATGAAGCTATCAATTCTAGTTTAGATGATTCACCTGTTCAAATAGAATTATCTAATTTAGAAGTAAGTGAACCAATAAAGAAAAAAATTAGAGAAGAGTTTGATTATATTAAACGTCTTCTGCATTTTGATACAAGAGCACACGAAATTTTTAGAACTTGGTATGTTGATGGTCGCATCTATTACCACAAAGTTATAGATTTAGCAAACCCCAAAGCAGGTATTCTTGAACTCAGGTATATCGATCCTCTTAAAATTAAGAAGGTACGAGTTCAAAATAAAGATCCTAAATTGTCACAGGTATTAACGGCAGCTACTTCTAATGCTCTCGCATATGATTTTGGAGAGTATGTAGAGTATTATATGTATAATCCCAAGGGATTTGTTGGATCAACTTTTGATGCTAACAATGCCAACAGTGGAATTAAAATTGCAAATGATTCTGTTACATATATTCAATCAGGATTACAAGACCTCAATAAAAAAATGGTCTTGAGTTTTTTACACAAATCAATTAAAGCTCTCAATCAAATTAGAATGATTGAAGATGCACTGGTTATCTATCGCTTGTCACGCGCACCAGAAAGAAGAATTTTTTACATCGATGTAGGTAATCTTCCCAAGGTAAAAGCAGAGCAATACCTTAGAGAGGTAATGGCGCGTTACAGAAACAAACTAGTTTATGATGCTGCTACTGGAGAAATTCGTGATGATAAAAAGCATATGAGTATGCTCGAAGATTTCTGGTTACCTCGCAGAGAAGGTGGAAGAGGAACAGAAATTACTACACTTCCTGGTGGTCAAAATTTAGGTGAGTTAAAAGATGTAGAGTACTTTAGAAAGAAACTTTACAATTCACTCAACTTACCCGCATCACGTTTGGATGATGCGAATCAAGGATTCTCACTCGGTCGCTCATCAGAAATTCTAAGAGATGAATTAAAGTTCTCTAAGTGGATTGCTAGACTTCGCAAAAAGTTTAGTGCAATGTTCCATGATATGTTGAAAACTCAACTCATTCTAAAGGGTATTATTGCTCCCGAAGATTGGGAAGAAATGCAGGAACATATTCAATATGATTTTCAATACGACAACCACTTCGAAGAACTCAAGCAAGCTGAACTTCTAGGAAATCGTTTACAAATTGCAACTCAATTAGATCCTTTCTTGGGTAAATATTATTCTATTGAATATGTCAGAAAGCAAGTTCTTATGCAGACTGACACAGACTACGATGAGATTACTAAACAAATGGATGCTGAAATTGCTGAGGGTAAGATTCCTGATCCTATCCACACTAATTTAATGAACGCTGCAACTCTAGAGGTTGGAGCATTGCCACCACCACCTCCAGCTCCTGCTGCGCCATCTAAGCCAAAAACATCAGAAAAATAAATAAATTATTATAGGTAAATTAAATGGATACTTTTGAAGTAGTCAATGCCGTTCGTGACGGCAATAGAGTTCAAGCACTCGACAAAATTGCTGACCTCCTCTATGGGAAAGCAGCAGAGGCAATGAAAGATTACAAAGGAATTGTAGCACATTCTTTTTTCGATCCAGCAGAACCTTCTGAAGAAAAAGTAGAAGAAACCCCATCAGAGGAAACAGAACAATGAAACTAATCACCGAGGGTAATTTTGAGAGCGTACAAGTTCTCGAAGAAGAATCAAACGGTAAAAAAAATCTGTATATTGAGGGAGTTTTCCTTCAAGCAGATATCAAAAACCGCAACGGTCGCGTATATCCATTTGGCGTTCTAGAGCGCGAAGTTGGTAGATACAACGAACAGTATGTTGGTGCTGGTCGTGCCCTTGGTGAACTAGGACATCCTGATGGTCCTACTGTAAATCTTGATCGCGTCTCACATAAAATTGTTTCTCTCAAAGCAGAAGGAAGTAATTTCATTGGTAAGGCACAAATTCTTACAACTCCTATGGGAGATATTGCAAAGAATCTTTTAGAGAACGGAGTTAAACTTGGTGTTTCATCTAGAGGCATGGGTTCTATCGAAGAGAAGAACGGAGCAAACTATGTTCGTGATGATTTCATGCTAGCAACTGCTGCAGATATTGTTTCAGATCCTTCCGCACCTGATGCATTTGTTAACGGAATTATGGAAGGAAAAGAGTGGGTATGGGAAAATGGTATCATCAAGGAAGTAAATGTTGCTAAATACAAAAGATATATTTCTGAATCTACCAGAAAAAATCTTGAAGAGAGGTCGTTAAAAGTGTTTAACCATTTCTTACAAAGTTTGTAATTTAATAAATAATTATAGAATAAACATATAGTAGAATTTACGAGGAATCTCAAATGTCACTAAACTTAAACGAAAAGTTTGAGGAGCTTGTAACTGAGTCAGAAGTTGGACTAAGTGCTCTCTCTCCTTCAATCGTTCCTGGTCAATCTTCTGGTAGTCAGTTCATGCAACCAGTTGGCGGAGCAGTAAGCGATGCCCAAACCAGAGGCAAGGGTCAAGATCCTAGACCTTCTGTTCCAACTTCAGTTGTTCCTTCTGAGTCAGAAGTAGACAACGGTGGATCCGATTTTGAAGATCCCGAAGGTGAGGAAAATCCAGGCGCTAAAGCTTCCAACGGAATCAAAAAAGTTAGCGATGCTCAAACTAGAGGCAAGGGTCAAGATCCAGCACCTTCGGTTAAGGCATCTGGATATGGTCTTGAGTCAACGACTCAAAACACAGTAAAAGTATTTGGTATGGAAGCAATCGACTATTCCGCTGCGGAAGATGTTGCTGCCCTTACCGAAGGTGGTGAGTTCTCCGAAGATTTCAAAGCGAAAGCATCAACAATCTTCGAAGCTGCTGTTAAGTCAAGAATCGAAGAGCAAGTAACTGCTATCGCTTCTTCACTCGAAGAGCAGTTCTCCGCCAAACTTCAAGAAGAGATTGCGGCACTCGCAACCAAAGTTGATGAAACACTCAACTACGCAATCACTACTTGGGTAGAAGAGAACCAAGTGGCTCTTGATGCTGGTCTCAAACTTGAGATCGCAGAAGAGTTCATGGGTGGTCTCAAAAAAGTTTTTGAAGAAAACTACCTCGATCTCCCTTCGGAGAAAGTCAATGTTGTAGAAACAATGACTGAGGAGCTTTGTGAAATGGAAGGTCGCCTCAACGAACAACTTGAGCGTAACATTGAACTTAATAATAAACTCGCTGGTTATCACAAAACCGTCGTACTCAATCAAATGAGCGAAGGTCTTGTTGATACTCAAAGAGAAAAGCTTGCTTCTCTTGCTGAAGGAGTAGAGTTTGTTTCTGAAGAAGACTTCAAGAACAAAGTCGCAACTCTCATTAGCAGCTACTTCCCTAAGCATGTAGTGACTGAGCAAGTTTCCGATGAAGCAGTTGTAGAAGGTCAAGAGAATATGTCACCAGCAATGGCAGCATATCTTAAGACTCTTTCACGCTGGCAGTAATCATTTCGATAAATAATTAACAAACCCAAACACTCAAAGGAGTTTAAAGCAAATGTCAGATTCAAGACTTTTGCAGGAAAAGTGGGCACCTGTCCTTAACGCTAGTGGAACTGGTCTCAATGAGATCAAAGATCCATACCGTAGAGCAGTTACCGCCGCCCTGCTAGAAAACCAAGAAAGAGCAGTCCGTGAAGAGCACGGTATGCTAAACGAAGTATCCGTCAACAGCCTTGGTGCTATTGGTGGTGTTGGAGCTGGTGCTCTTACTTCAAACTCAGGTTCAACAGGACTTGCTGGTTTCGATCCTATCCTAATCAGCCTAATCCGCCGTTCAATGCCTAACCTTGTCGCTTATGACATCGCTGGCGTTCAACCAATGAGCGGTCCTACTGGACTTATCTTCGCAATGAGAGCTCGTTACGAAGCGAGAAATGGCGAAGAAGCACTTTACTACGAACCAGATTCAGGATTCTCTGCTGGTAACGATGGTAATACTCAAGGTTCATACAACGTTCGCACCGCTGCTGGTAGTGGTGGAGATGCTGAAGGTAACAACCCAGCTATCCTTAACGATGCTTCACCTGCTGCTAACGCTTATGAAGTTGCTCGCGGCATGGCTCGTGAGACTTCAGAAACTCTAGGCGAAGCTGCTGCTCTTTTCCGCGAAATGAGCTTCAGCATCGAGAAGACCTCGGTTACCGCTAAGACTCGTGCTCTCAAGGCAGACTACACCCTAGAACTCGCACAAGACCTCAAGGCTATTCATGGTCTTGATGCTGAGCAGGAACTAGCAAACATTCTCTCCAGCGAAATCCTTGCTGAAATCAACAGAGAGATCATCCGTACTGTTTACACCGTTGCTCA